TACATGGCGGCCGAGCGGGATCCGCATACCTCGATCGGCGATGTCCACGCTCACTGGGCCGAAAAGTTCCAGGGTCACGAGAACATCGGCATCCTCGCGCATCGTGACTCGCTAAAGACGACGTTCACGCTGGGGTACCTCATCGCCTGCTTGGAGTACACCGAGGGGTTCCGCGCCCACTGGGTCACAAACACCCAGGGGCAGGCACACAAGAAGGCCGACACCGAGTTCTGGAAACTGGTCACGCGAAACCCGTGGCTGACAACGCTGAACAGCCAGCCGGTGCGGGACACCAAAGGGGCCAAGGAGTGGTCAAACGGGTCGATGCTCTATGCCGGCTGGTTGTTCGGCGGCATCGAAGGCGACCGCTCGCACCTGCTGATCCTTGACGATGTCATTAAGGAGCGCGGTGATGGCGACACCGATGAGATCCTCACCTGGGTTGAGGGTGTCACGGTCCCGATGGTCAAAGACTCCGGTAAGACGGCCATCATCGGAACGCGCAAACGGCCCGACGATATCTACATACATATCGCCGACCGCGAGGCCTACGACTTCACGGAGTACCCGGCCATCCTCGAAATCTGGGATCAAGAGTTCCGCGAGGACGATACGTGGGCGGACCGTCGGCCGCCCGAGGACCTCTACACCGAAGTCGAAAATCCACTCTCGGAGGGCGGCGACACGATCCACATCCTGTGGCCGGAGGCGCGGGGCCCCGCGTACCTCGCGGACAAGTATGACCAGATGAGTCCACACCTGTTCTGGCGGGAGTTCTGTATGGTCATCACAGGTGCGTCGGGCAACCTCATCGAGAAGCGCGATGTCGACGAGTTGGTCACGAACGGCGGGTGCTCGATTCGCGGGGAGTCGCCCCCCCGCCAGATCACACCGGGAGCCGGCAGCGCGACGGTCGTCGCCCACGACCCGGCACAGTCACCGACGGGCGACAATGCGGCCTTCGTCGCACTGCACGTCAAGCGCGACGGTCGGCGAACGCTGCTGGATGCCCACGCCGAGCAGGGGATGGCCCCCTCCGAGGTGAAGGCCCAACTTCTTGATCTCGACGATCGCTACGACCCGGCGGTTGTGGTGATCGAGGACAACGGGATGCAGCAGTACGTGGTCAACGACGCCATCGAGTTCTCGCCGTCGCTGCGGTCAAAGGTCACTGGCATTCCGACGACTGGGCAGAAACACAGCTGGGAGAACGGCATCCCGCGACTGCGGACGCTCGTTGAGAATGGGTCGATCCACTTCTTTCGGGGGCACGGGCCGACCGAGGAGTTCATCCAGGCCATGCTGTCGCTGACCCTCAAAGATGGGCGTCTTGAGGGACACACGCCGGACCTGATCGCGGCGTGGTACATGGTCGAGCAGGGAATCCGCCGTTTGGAGTCGATGGGTGCGCTTGATGAGGACGACGAGGACGACAACGGAATAACTTTCCTATAACCAGTAATGACGACAGACAGCGACGCAAACGAGGAGGACGCGGCGGCTGACGCATCGCCGATCGAACTCCAGATCGACACGCTCACGCCGACGGATGCCGACCTCCAGAAGTTCCAAGAGTCCACGCAGCTCGAGGAGCGCCGGATTCACGCACGCTCCGGTCTAGGACTGCGACCGCCGTACAACCCTGACAGATTAGCATCATTCTTGGAGTTAAATGAAACCCATGCGGCGGCCGTCCGCAAGAAGGCTCGGTACGAGGTGGGGTTCGGGTTTGACATCGTCACGCACGACAACGTCGATGACTCTGAGGACGCCGACGAGGGCGAGCGGGAGCGCGTCACGACGTTCTGGCACGGTGGAGACTCACGGTGGCAGACTGGCCCCCGCCAGTCCGCGGAGCCGACGACACCGGTCGAGGTTCTCGAACTGACTCGGCAGGACTACCACGCCATCGGCTGGGGCTGCATCGAAATCCTCGTCAACAACGTTGGCGACCCGGTCGGGCTGGCTCACGTCCCCGCAAATACCATTCGGGTTCGCAAGCCACCGGTCGCCGACGAGACTGACGAGGATAATCGGTTCGTCGACCATGGCGCCCCAGACGACGAGTTACTTGCCCGCGGGTACGTGCAGGTTCGAAAGGGCCGACGTCGGTTCTTCGGCGAGGCCGGCGACCGATACCGTGGGGAGGCCGAGGATGACGATCACGACCCCGTCTTTGTCGATCCCCAGACCGGGGACGTCGCCCAGGGCAGTTCCGACTCGCTCAAAAACGGTCCCGCAAACGAACTCATCTTCATCCGCAACCCCAGCCCACTCACGCTCCACTACGGCATCCCAGACTGGATCTCCTCGCTGCGGACCATCACTGCCGACGAGGCCGCGAAGGACTACAACCGCGAGTTCTTCGACAACGATACTATTCCGCGGATGATAATCAAGGTCACTGGCGGCGAATTGTCTGAGGAGTCCAAACGCGACGTTCAGCGGATGCTCCACGACCTGCGCGAGGAGTCGCATCGGGTTGTCACACTCGAAGTAGACAGGTTCAAAAACAGGGTCGGCGACGACGTCGAGATCGACATCGAACCCATCTCCCAGGGCGTTTCTGAGGAGATGAGCTTTGAGGCGTTCCGAGACAAGAACGAACACGACATCGCAAAGGCCCACGAGGTGCCCCCCATCAAGATCGGCGTCACCGAGACGTCGAATCGGTCGAACTCCGGGGCCCAAGAGCGCGAGTTCGCGCTGGAAATCATCCAGCCGGAGCAGAACAAGTTCGCCGAGCGCCTCTATCAGATCATCCACCAGCAAGCCCTCGGGGTCCAGGATTGGACTTTGGATTTTGAACTCCGGGGAGCAAATCAACCGAAAGAGAGCGCGGAGGTCGCACGCCGGAAGATCAATGCTGTCAACGGAGCCATTCCAGTGAACCGAGCATTAGAAATGATTGGTGAGGATCCACTCCCAGAGGATCACGAAATAGCTGGCGACACACTTGTCTCCGAGATCGGTGGCAGTACTGGTACGCCCGATGACGCCCCCGATGCCCCCGGGTTCGAGGCCCAGCTCCCACCTGAGAAAAACAAGATTGGGGAACGGGATTGGGCCGATGTCAAAGCCGAGTTGGTCGAAAAAGACCCGATCGAAACCCAGCAGTTTGACTCGTCGAACCTCGATGAGGGGTTATTCGATTTCTCTGCTAATGAACTTTTCCTCTCGTTTCTCAGAGAGGAAGGGCAGAGTAGCCTGTACGCCTACGTTGACATCCCAACGTCGGAGTGGTCTGGGTTGGTGAATGCGGGCAGCGCGGGATCGTATCACTACTCCGAAATCCGGCTCGAATACCCGTACATAGAAGTGACAAATTTCCATTCACGTCTGCCGGAGGGCCCGACGCCCGATAGCGGGGACGTTCCCGACGACATTCCGTCGGGGATCTGACAGTCGGGACACGCCGATGATCCAGGGAGCGCCCCGACTCCCCTGGTGAGGTCCGACCGGGCTTGTAACGGACTTCTACGACCACACATGAGCAACAGCAACAAAGAGCGCGGCGAGAAGCGCGGGGTCCTTGACACCCGCAGAGCCCAGAAGCTCGGAAAGACGAAAGATGTCGACGCTGACGACGACGGTGACGACGACGAGGAGTAACGTATGCCGCCCGTGAGAAAGGCCGGTGGGTCGGCGTTCCGCAAGGACGTCGCGTTCGCCGAGACGAAGGCTAGCGACGAGTACGAACTGGAGGCCGCCGGCATCGTGATGGTGCCGGACACAGCTGACCTCCAGAACGACTTCGCTCGCGAGGAGACGATCCGGTCGTTCGCCAACCAGTTCGCAACCTTCGCAGAGGCCGGCGAGGCGGGCGGCGGCATCATGCACGCCGTCTGGCCCGATGGCTGGATGGCCCTCAAACGCAACGAGGTCCTTGACGAGGCCGAGGAGATCGGGGACCGAACCGTCGAGGCCGGTGCGTGGGTCCAGCGTTGGGGCATCGACAACGCGAACCTCGCCGCCCTGATCGAGGACGACATCCTTGAGGGGTACAGCATCGGCGCCATCCAGATCGACTGGGACGGCCCCTACGAGCCGGACGAGGTCGACGACGTTGACACGTCAGAGATCCCCGACGGCGAGATGGTCTGGGAACTGACCGATGGCATCATCCGCGATGTCAGCGCGGTTGACATCCCCGCCGTCCCGGATGCCCAGATCCTTGAGGCGAAATCAAAGGCCGACGCGCAAAAGCGCCTCGCCGAGCACGTCGGCAATCAGGATGCGTTCATCGAGGAGGCGATGGAGCGCGGCCACAGCGAGGACGATGCCCAACGCCTGTGGGGCGTTCTCAACGAGGCCGTCGACGCCGACGGATCGGCCCAACCGGGCAAGGAGTCGGTTTTCGAGCGTGCCGGGCGGGCGTTCCTCTCGGCGCTGACTGGCTCCGACAACAACACCGATACCGGGACCGATGACGACGCCGTCGGCGAGACCACGTCCGAGGACCCGGGGCGCGGCGCTACGAAGGAGGGGCGGACCCTCTCAACGCAGAACCGCGAGTCGCTGTTCGCGACGGTCGATGCAGCGCTGGACATCCTCCACGACGCCGGCAATGCGCCCGAGGACATGCAGCGGTTCACTGACCGCGAGGACACGGACTTCGACCTCTCCGAGCACGACGCTCGCGAGTGGGCTGGCGACCACGACGAGGACGGTGACGATGACGAGGACGATGTCAGCATCGACGACTTCGTCGAGGGAGCAGACGACGACGCCCCCGCGGGCGAGACCGCGGATTCCACAGACATGAGCAACGACAACACCGAGAAGAGCGGCGAGGCTCCGGAGTGGGCTGCGTCGCTCACCGAGACAGTCGAACAGAACAGCAAACAGATCGCGGAGCTGAAGAAGTCGCTCACCGACGACGGCGCGGGCGATGGCGGCGGCGATGGCGACGGCGATGGCGGCGGCGACCCCTGGGCCGATGCCCCCGGGTGGGCCAAGAGCCTGCGAGAGAACGTCGAACAGAACAGCGAGACCATCGAAACGATCAGCAAGCAGGCTGGCTACAGCCAGCAGCTGGACGGCACCGAAAAGAGCGGCGGTAATGGCAGCGAGATGGACGAGGTCGAGAAGTTCAAGGCCGGGCTGGTCGGCGCGGCTCCGGGAGGTGGGAACTGATGTCTACTGCTTCGCGACAGCGCAACCAGCGCGCGATGCAGAAGGACACGATCGACTCCGAGGGTGACCTCTCGGGCGGGCAGTTCCCCCGGCGGCTGTTCGACGAGTTCTTCCAGCAGGTCCAGGAGCAGGCGACGCTTCTCAACCGCATCCGAACGGTGGCGTTGGACTTCGAGCAGGAGGCCATCCCGCAGATCGGTGTCGGCGAGCGCCTGATGCAGGAGGTCTCCGAAGGCGGCTCCGTCGAGGACAACTTCGAGACCGCCCGCACGGGCCAGGTCGACATCGACGTCAAGAAAACGGTCATCCCGTGGGAGATCACCAACGAGTCCGTCGAGGATACCGTCGGTGATGTGGCGGAGATCCTGCTGGAGAAGTTTCGCCAGCAGTTCGCCGCCGACGCGCAGGAACTCGGTGTGGCGGGCCACGAGTCCACCCCGGGGACCTACTTCTCGGGTGCCGACTCGTTCTTCGGCATCAACGACGGCTGGCTCGCCATCGCGGAGGGCCAGGACTCGTCCTCGCGCGTGGACGGCAACACGTCGATGGCCACCTACGACCACGGCGCGGGCGGTGTCAACACGACGCTGTTCGACGAGACAATTCTCAAGATCGAGCAGAAGTTTCTGCGCGACGAGCAGATGGAGCCGGTCTTCATGACCAGCCGCAAGAACGTCCAGCGCTACAAGCGGTTCCTGACCGACAAGGAGACCGGGCTGGGCGACGCGGTCCTGCTGGGCGAGAGCGACCTCAACCCGTTCGGCTTCGACGTCATCGGCGTGTTCGGCTACCCGGACAACAAGGGGCTGTTCACGCCGCCGAAGAACCTCATCTGGGCGCTCCGGCGCGACGTGGAAATCGACGTTCTGGAGAACAGCGACGAGACGCTGGAGCGGGACCTGTTCGCGCGCTACGCGCTGCGGGCCCGCCACGACTACCAGATCGAGAACCTCAACGCTGGCGTCGTCATGTCGAACATCCGGTAAAAGGGGGTGACACAACATGGGATCTATCAGCAGCGTCACGGAACGTGATGCGTACCGGCTTCGCAACCGCAACCGTCGGCAGGTCGTCGCCAAACTCACGCCGGACGACTCCGGCGATGCATCCTATTCGCTCTCGGCGAGCGATGTCGGCCTCAACAGCATCGAGTCGGTCGCCTTCGAGACCGTCGAGTTCGGCAGCGGCAAACTCCCCAGCTGGGACCAGTCGAACAACAACGTCGACGTCGTCAACGTCGCGGACGGTACCGACAACGCCGCGGACATCAGCGGCGAGACGATCGTCGCGATCGTCACCGGCACGGACGAGTGATCACCGATGCCCAAAGACGTCAACACTGACGAACATCCGAGCACCAGTGCGGCGGTGCGGGATCTCACAGTCCTGGACCGGACGACGCTGGACGACGGGGAAACCTACGCCCTGTTCGACGGCGACGCCGAGTACGCGCGCCTTCTCGTGGTCAACGAGACGGACGACGAGACGGCGACCGTCCGCACCGAAGGCGACGCCAACAACGCCGTGGTCGATCACGGCGGGAACTTCGGCAACGCTTCGGGCAACTCGAACAACAACGTCTTCCACGACGGGTCGGACTACGTCGTCGAGAACAACACCGGCAACGACGGCCGCGACTACACAATCGTCGGCGAGCGGGTGGTCTGAATGCCCCGGGTCCGCTACACCGGCGGCAACGGCTACTACATCCGTCTCGGCCCCTACTTCGAGGACACGGGCGACGATGCCGAGGTCGACGACGAGACTGCCGACCGGCTCACAGACCGGCCGGACTTTGAGCGGGTCGTCGAGTCAGCCGACGCCGTGGACAGCGCTGCCGACGAGACCGCGGCCGAAGATGAGGCTGGAGGTGGGGATACAGCTGACGCTGAATCCGGGGCCGACGCAGAGGCAGATCCCACCGACACAGTGACCGCCGACGTCGGCGGCTACGACACCGTCGAGGCGTTTCTCGACCGCACGCCTGTCTCAGACCCTGCCGACGAGATACGCGCCGGTGCCGTTGACGAGCATCTCGACGAGATCAAAGAGGCAGCAGATCGAATCACGGTCGAGGAAACTGTCGACAAACGTCGCGCCGAACTGGAGGCGTGACCTGAGCCATGCCCGCTTGGTATGAGCGCGCGCAAACGCTGGCTGACTCGGCGAGTCTTGATGCGGGCTCGGCAGTCACCGCTGACATCAGCGGCTATCGGTCGCCGACAGTGCTGGTCGCACTCGAAGATCTGGAGGGCAGTACCGACGACACCGCCACGATCCGCGTGGTCGGCGATGCCGGCACATATCGTATCGACGAGCGGACCATCTCCGCGATTGGGGGGAGCGATGACTACACGATAGACATCCCGCAGTGCGAAACTGTCGAGTTCGAGAGTAGTAACGGCGTCACGTACAGTGTCGAAGTCCGCGAAAACCACGGCTAACCATGCTTGAGCTCTCGGATTTAGTGTTTGTCGAGGGCTCGCCCCTCCGCATGGGGAGGCTCGTGGTGGACGACTTCGAAGATTCCGCCGCCGCCCTACGACAGTTGGTTAACAGCGATTGTGCAGGACTTATCCCCCCGTGTTGGCAGGAGCTCCACTACCTCTATGCCGGCATCCTCATCGGCTTGCTAGCGGGTCTCGTGCTGTGGCACCGGCTCTACCGGTGGTGGGCCGCCCCCACGCCCTGCCGGACTGCCGATGATGTCCGGCATCTCCGAGACCCAGAGTTGGTCGAACTCGAAATCACGCACTCATGACTACCGGTTACTGCACCATCCCTGATATCCGTCGCGCGTTGCGGTCGCGGAACCTACCGGGCGATGTCGAACAGGACATGGACATCGCCATCGACGCGATCGCGGCCCAGACCCGAACGCTCGAAAAAGAACTCGGTCGACACTACTACGAGCCCGGTGGAATCAGCGAAGACAACGAGGGGCTCATCCCGACGGCCGTCAACAGCCGCGACGATGAGCACGATCTACCCTCGCAGGGTGCGGCGGTATTTGGCGCTACGGCCCCGAATCGTGTGAGTCCCGAGTCGCGGACCGTGTTCAGCACGGGGCCATCGGATGACATCAAGCAGCGGATCCGGCTGGCGACGGGTGACCTTGACGATGACACCACCCCGACGTACGCGCGCATCCGGCTCGCCCGTCGCAACGCCGATGCAGTCAACACGCTGAACGTCCTCACCGACAACGGTGGGTACGACGACTGGGTCGCCAGCAACGACTTCTCTGGTGGCGTCGGCACGAGCAATCGCGGCGACGACTACTGGGTCCGGATCAACTCTGGCGGCGTCTCGGATCTGTACATCGATGTCCACTCGATCGACGATGACATCCCGACGCTGTCGAATGCGATATACATCGACTTCGACCACGGTCGCGATGGCATCCCGCGGAACGTCCGGCGCGCTGTCGCCTTCAGGGCAGCCGCGGATTTGGCAGAGGAAGCCGTCATCGATATCCCCCAACAGGCCACCATCTACAGTATCGAGACGAAGGCCGAGGAGATGCGCGAGCAAGCCGACCGGCTCTTGGAGGCCGAGCACTGACTTCTCCCACGACTGAAGTCGTGGGCTTTCCCCCTGCTTCCGCTGTAAATGCAACTCGACCCCGCGTTCGAGGACACGTTTCAGGAGGCACTCCTGAACGACGTTGAGCAGACGCTCCGCGAGGAGATCGGCCCGCAGTTTCAACAGGTCGCGGAAGACAACTTCAAGAGCTACGCCCAAGCGAACGGCTACGACATCGACTTCATCTGGGAGGGTGCAGAGTTCTCGGTCGATCGGGGTCAAGACTCGGTGATTCTCACCGTCAAGTGGCCCGGGCTGACCGCGCTGTTCGAGTTTGGCGTTGATCCTCACGTGATCGAAGGCAACCCCGAACTGGCATTCCGGTGGCAGTCACCGCCCGAGGGGACGCGACCACCGGGTGCCCCGGAGTTCGTCCAAACTGATGAGGTCAACTGGGGCAGCGAAACTGGCGGTATCAACGAAGCCGGTGCGATCCGCGATGCCATCAACCAGCTCCGGAGACTCCTCGCATGAGTGCCGAAACCGACTGGGTGCTCGACCAACTGGTGAGCGTCGTCGACTGGGCGGCGAGTACCTATACGCTCGCGAATGGAGACGCGGTCACGATCAAGCGGGTCGACCGCAACGACAGCCAGGTCTACGATGGCTCTCAGACGGTCGATATGAGTTCACCCATCCACAGCCGCAAAGAGCAACTGCAGAGGGCGATCTACATCGGCGCCAAGGAGACCGGTCGGAGTCGTCAGTACATCGGTTCGGACCCGGATTACCGCGGCGGCCCGACGATCCGCGTCCGGATCGATGGCCTGACCGCGCTTGGTGGCGAGTACGGCCACATCGACCCCTCGGGCGACAACGGTGTTCCGTTCACCGGGGCAAACAGCCTGGTTCGCAAGATCCAGGATAAGCTCACGACCACGATTGCCTTCCCGAGCGTCTCGGGGAGTCGCGGCACCACTGTTGACTTCGAGATGGTCAACGACCAGAATCTTTCGGGTAACTGGGCGGACTTTTACCGGTACGACTTCGACCTCATCTTCACCGAGTTCCAAGAACGATGACACAATCATACACTGACACTGACAGCAGCGGAGGTATAGCATGAGCGGCGCCGGTGCGGTCGACGTCGCGTTCGGAAAGACGGACTCGTTTCTCGGGGCGCTCACTGGCGCGCCCGACTACTTCGAGCCGTTCAAGAACCCAACCATCCAGGATCTGACCCTCGACCGGGCGCTGGAGCGCCAGCGGATGCCCGGTCAGGTCTGGGCTGATCAGTCCGTCGCCGGCAACATGGAGGGGGCGTTTGCCATCCAGGGCACCCTCGACGACAGTCGGATCGACGACATCCACGACATCGTGTTCAACGCATCGAGCCCATATACGATCACGACGGGCTTGGCCGCCGCATCACGATGGTTCATCACGGCCGAATACATCGACGGCGGGTCGACGTCGATCGACGAGCGGGTGCTCAAGGGCTGTGTCCCGATCGACTACACCGTCGAGTACACCCAGGGTGGCTCCATTCGGATCACGATCGCGTTCATCTACGCCGACGAGGAATCCAACACGGCGAAGACGCCGACGGGCGTCGCCGATGCCAACGGGACGTCCGGGCGCTGGCACGGGTTCGACTTTGACTTCGACGGCGTCGTCCAGGCCAAAGAGGCGTCGGCAACGCTGTCGCTGACCAACCTCAGCCAGTTCCAGCGCGGGTCTCAGAAGCTTCCTGTGGACGCCGTCAACGGGCCAGCGGAAGCCACGATGGAGATCACCTCCATCTTCAGCGAGACCACCCAGCAGGAGTACGCCTACGGCGAGAGTACACAGACCACGACCTCGGTGACGATGGACGATGCGACCGGCACGATGACGCTCTCCGCGGCCGGGACGACGGTCGCGACCTACACCCTCGCCAAGTGCAAGGTCGGCGACTACGCATGGACGGACATCCTGTCGGGCGAGGGGCTTCGCGAGCAGGTGAGCTTCAACGTTGACGGTGCCCCGGCCGTGGAGGTGGCCTAATGGTCCGGAAGCGGACCGTCACGCTCGGCGAGGAGTACGACCGGCTCGACGACCGCGCGGACGAGCTCGCCACGCTGGCCGCCGATGCCGAGAACCAACAGGCCTACCGACAGACCTACAACGAGATCATGGTCCAGGGCCAAGCGGTCGGCTGGCTCATCAACGGCGATCCAGAGGGGGACGGCGACTTCGATGGCTACGGGCGCGCGCCCTCTGTGGTCGTCCGAGGGTTGACGGCCGACCAGCGCGCCCGCGTCTTTAATCGGGTCGAGGAACTCAAGCGAGTGCGGGACCAACAGCACCTGCCCGGGTCCCACGACGTCGTCTACGCCGGCACCGGACTGATTGCGGCACCGTTTTTCGATCCGGATGACGGGGGGGTCCCGCACCCTGACGATCCGGATGTCACCACAAGCGAGCGCAACGACGCCGCAATCGCCGCGGTGCGGGCACAACCCCCGGGCGTCCAGAAGTGGCTGTACGCGCTCGTCGATGACCTGACGACGGTGAGCGGGGGAAACTGGACGAGCTTCAACGAGCGCATCGCGGCAAGCCGGTCCGACTCGACCGCGAGCAAGAACTCCGATACGCAATCGGAGTCTTAGGCCAACTCGGGCACCCCCCCGACGAGGTCCGCGAGATGGCGTGGGCCGACATCCAAGTGATTCTGGGACTGTACACCAATGGCTGACGAAGATACGGAGTTCGGGGTCGGGGCGGCACTCAGGGTCCGCGTTTCCGAATCCGAGCTCCGGAGCACCCGCGAGACGATCGAGGCGGAACTCGACGGGCCGATCGAGGTTGACATCCTCCCGACCGGGCGGACCAGTGATCGGTTGCAGCGCCAACTCGACAACGAGACCTTCACCGCCGAGGTCGACATCGCCCAAGCCGGCGATCTTGATGCGAGCGCGGCGCTCCAGGTCGACGGCGGTGTCGGTGCTGCACGCGGCGGTGGCGCGGCGGCGGACGCGCTCGCCGGCGTCGGGGGGATCGGGGACGACATGGATTCGCTGGTCGCGATGGCCGATGAGCGCAACGAGATTCTGACGAAGATCCGGGACATCCTTGACGACTGCTGTCCTGGCGATGGTGACGATGGGGGCGGCGGGCCACGCTTCCCTCGTCTCCCTGGTATCCCTGGTGGTGGCGGTGGTGGCCTGTTCGGCGCCGCCGCTGGCATCCTTGCTGGGCTCGGCGCCGGTGCGGTTGCCGGGACGGCGGGCGGTCGCGGGTCTGGGCGCGGGTCTGGACGCGGCACCCCACGCGGCACTGGTGAGCGATCCGGCACTGACGAGGGATCCGGAACGCCCGACGAGACGCCCCGAGACACTCCGGAGCGTGGCCCCGAGCGCCCGCCATTCGACGATCCGCCCCCCGATCCGGAGACTCCGCCATCGGTCCCGCGCCCGGGCGAGGACCCGGCGATTCGCGGCCCGGATATCGCGGCGGGGACGACAAATCCCCGGACCGAGCCCCCGGAGTTTCCCGAATACGAGTCGATCCCTGGGGACGTACCGAGGACATCGAATCTACGGACCGAGCCCCCGGAGTTTCCCGAATACGAGTCGATCCCTGGGGACGTACCGA